GGCTTGAATATAGCGCATGGGAAGCGCTGTAAGGCGTGCCACAGCAACGAGTCTAGGTCTCTGCTACGGTAGGGGCCAAAACTTGTTCAAGCGTCTCACGGTGCCTGTGTGTCGTTCCTAGGGCGTGAGGTATAATCCCACCCCATCAATGCTTTGTGTGTAATTTGCACACGTAATATCGTAGGGAATTTGTCGGATTAAATATGCGAATCAAGTCGGTGGGTGCAAGGCCCCGGCCTATCCTACTGTCAATAAAAGATTTTATCTAATAAAAGATTCCCCTGATCTAATCAAAAGTGTTGCACATTGGCCACTATCTAACGATACATCACGAATTGTTACAAGACTGTAACGAATCATCACATTTGTTTGTCAACCCCTTGACATACCCCGGTGGGACCCTTAGAATTATGCGGAGGTGATTCGGTGGGCGAGCGTATCCACCTATGAATCCAAAACAAAGATTTACTTTCACATGTGTCAAACTGTCGCATATAACGTGACACACACTTCCCCATAAGGTATTTTACCCCTGACGACAACAAAAAAGAATCATTGGTTTACAATAACTTATAAAATAGTTTAGAAGTGTGACTTTACTTTTACTGTTTTGGGTGCCTATAGTATAGTAAGGGGGTTGATACTTAAGATTCCTACTTAAGTTTTCCACTACAACTAGGTTAACTGGTTATGGTAAGAAACTTAAGATACATACTTAAGTATGCAACACTATCTAGTTAATTAAACTAGTACAGTTTAGAGACGTAAGTTATAAACTTAAGAGTCTCTTACGTTATCCCTATCTCAACCAAGACTCACAACTACACTGTTTTGTAAACTGGATTGTCGTCTTGCCGATGGGATTATAGGGTAACTTATAAGTGAGGACTTCGGCTACCCACTTAAGTAATATATCATTATTGTCGTACAGTGAACGAAGTGAACAGGCTTAAAACATGTCTAAGAAACTACCTTACAGTAAGAATGTAGAGAAGCACATCTTGAACTGTATTCAAGGTGGTGTCGGTATCCGTGACATGATTGCTTCTATGCAGCACCTACAGGATGCTCCTAAGTCTCTCTCTACTATGTACAGCACTTACGGTGACACTATCCATGCTGAGAGAGCTAGGATTAACGGACAAGTAGGTAAGAAGGTCATTGACCAAGCTCTAGAGGGTGACTTCAAGTCCCAAGAGTTTTTCTTACGCAGTCGTGGAGGGTGGTCGCCCACACAGACTGTCGTTGAAGCTGAACAAGACACCGACCCCGAATATGACGAGAGTGCTGTTGATGTTATGATGGGTCTACTAGGATTTGATAGTAATGACCCCGACGAACAAGAGAAAACTAACGGCTGAGACTTTACGTCAGCTACCACCTAAGAAGGTAGAAGAACTCTTTAAGGAGTTAGGTCCAGCTAGGGTTGAAGAGCTTAAGCATGACTGGAACTTCTGGGCTAGGGACAACCAGCTAGAGCCTGAGGGCCTAGAGTGGAACACTTGGTTCATCAATGCTGGTCGTGGGTTCGGTAAGACCCGTTCTGGTGTTGAGTGGGTAAGAGAGCAAGTTAAGCGTGGTGTTAAACGTATAGCTGCTGTAGCCTCTACTAACTCTGACATTGAACGTGTTATGGTTAAAGGTGAGTCTGGTTTCCTCTCTGTTTGTTGGAAGGGTGACAGGACTTACAAAGGTAAGAAAATGGGGTTTCCTGAGTGGTCCCCCACTAAGAGAACACTCACATGGGAGAATGGAGCTAGTGTACAGTTCTTCTCCGCAGAGGAGCCGGAACGTCTTCGTGGTCCTCAGTTTGAACTAGCATGGTGTGATGAGCTTGCAGCTTGGAACAAAGACATCGACACTTGGGATATGTTGCAGTTCTGTATGCGTTTGGGTAAGCACCCACGTATTATGGTAACGACTACCCCTAAACCAACTAAGCTAGTTCGTCGTATCCTCAAAGAACCTAAGACTGTCGTCACATCCGGTAGTACCTTCGATAACGCCTCTAACCTAGCTGGTACTTACTTACAGGCTGTTAGAGATCAGTATGAGGGTACACGTCTAGGTCGTCAGGAGCTTTACGCTGAGGTGCTAGAGGAAGCTGAGGGTGCCTTGTGGAACACAGACATGCTAGAGGCTGCTGAGGTCAAGCATGAGGATGTACCTGACCTAGCCCGTATTGTCGTAGCTCTTGACCCTGCTGTTACCTCTAACGCTGAGAGTGACATGACAGGGATTGTCGTAGCTGGTATTGATGTGAACGGTATAGCCTACGTGTTAGGTGACTACACCGACAAGCTATCTCCTGCTGGATGGGCTAACAAAGCTATTTCCCTATACCACCAATATGAAGCAGATCGTATCGTAGCTGAGGTTAACCAAGGCGGTGATATGGTCAAGACAACTATACATGGTGAAGATGAAACTATTCCTTACAAAGCTGTTCGTGCATCTAGGGGCAAGTATGCCCGTGCTGAACCAATATCTGCCTTATACGAGCGTGGTCTTGTTAAACACGTTGCAAACCCTCCAGATGGTTCTTCACTAAACGAACTAGAAACTCAGATGAGAACGTGGGAACCTTTAGGGTCGATTGGCTCCCCAGATAGATTAGATGCCCTTGTGTGGGCTATCACAGACCTCTCACTTAACGGATATGCAAAACCCAAACTGACCCTCGCTTATTCAAGTGCCAAGGGACTTTCACGATAACTATTTACTGGAACCAATAGTCATGGCACGGAAACTCTCAGAAGCACAAGCTAAAGCCACCTTAGGTGTAGCTGGTGATAACACATATAACGGTCAAATCCGTGCTGATGAGTTTCTGCCTGAGCTTCGTGGCAAGAAGGCTATCCGTAAGTATCGTGAGATGCGGGACAATGATAGTACCGTTGGTGCTGTTATGTACTCTGTTGAGCAAATCCTTCGTGACGTAGACCTCCACGTTAAGCCTGCTAACGACAGTGAAGAAGCTAAGCGAGAAGCTGAGTTTGTGGATAGTGTCCTGCATGACATGGATCACTCCCTTGACGACCACATCTCTGAGGCTTTGTCGTTCTTGTCTTACGGGTTCGGTTGGTTCGAGGTTATCTACAAGCGTCGTCAAGGTACGGCAACTCGTTCTGACAAGAAGTATTCTAAGTTTGATGATGGTCGTATTGGTGTTCGTAAGATTGCTTGTCGTGCGCCTTGGACCATTAGTCGGTTTAACGTAAACCAGAAGACTGGCGACGTACTTGGTGTAGAGCAAGATGTAGGCTTCATGGGTGGTCGTAACTACATCCCCACTAACAAGTCCCTTTACTACCGCACAACTACAATCAATGGTGATCCCTCTGGTCGTTCTATTCTTCGTAACGCTTACACTTCTTACGAGTACCTTAACAACCTTCAAGCCATTGAAGCTATCGCTGTTGAACGTGAACTAGCTGGTATCCCAGTTGCTCGTATTCCTGCTGAATACCTGTCCGGTGATGCCTCTGCTGCACAATCTGGTTTCGTTAACAACCTACAGCAAATCCTTCGGGATGTAAAGTTCAACGAACAAGGTTACATCATCCTTCCCTCGGATACCTACCCAGATAAGGATGGTGCTCCAACTAACACACGTCTAGTAGACATCGAACTGATGGCGTCTAACGGTAAACGTAACATTGATATTAACCCTATCATTAACCGTTACCAGCATGACATTGCCCGTTCGGTACTTTCTGAGTTTCTTCTGCTTGGTACATCTGGTGGTTCCTATGCTTTGTCCAAGTCGAAGACAGACCTGTTCCTCCGTGCGCTTGAGAGTTACATCCAAGCAATCGTTGATGTTCTCAACAAACAGTTGGTTGAACGTCTTTGGCAGTTGAACGGTCTGAACTATGACTTGATGCCCACTATTACCGCTGGTGATGTTGCTCCCCACGACCTTCGTGAGATTGCTGCATTTCTACGGAACCTTAACGGCGCTAACATTGATGTGTCGTCTCATCCAGAGGTTATTAAAGACCTTATGGATATTGCAGAACTCGAATACGACCCAGAAGTAGGTCAAACAAACACAAATACACAGGAACTTGAATAATGGCAACATTAAATGATCGTGTGTTCGACAACGGCCTCACCGTTCTGGACACCGAAGCGAACAAAATCGTCATCACCTCGCAAGAGGCTACAACCTTCACTGAGGCTAATGCGACCTACGCCCTCGGCAACAGCACGTCGCTGTCCATCGGCGCACCACAGGATCGTTCCGGCGGTGGCCGTGAGGTTGTCGTGGCAGCTATCACAGATGGCTCGGTGACAGGCACAGGCACCGCAACACACTACGCTATTGTTGATACTGTCAACTCTCGCCTCCTTGCCACAAGCACTTTGACAGCTTCTCAGTCTGTCACATCAGGCAACACGTTCACGCTTTCAAGCGTATCAATCGGTATCCCAGACCCTGCATAATATAAAGAGGTGTTGACATATGGTCACTTTCGCAAACAGAGCTAAAGTCAGCACCTCAACAACAGGTACTGGTACTATCACACTTGGTACTGCTGTTGATGGTTACCAGACATTTACTGACGCTGGTGTCGTCAACTCTGATGTAGTTCGCTACACCATTGAGGATGGCGATGCTTGGGAAATCGGCTCAGGCACTTACTCTGCTGGCACTCTCACTCGTGTTCTGGATGAAAGCTCTACAGGCTCTCTGCTCAGCCTCTCTGGCGATGCTGTTGTCTATGTGACAGCCGCCGGGCAGGACATTGTGCAGCCTTCTGACCTTGCCACTTCGGTTGTCGGCACTCGTAACCTTGCGGCTATTGCAACCCTGCCTAACATCACTACGGGAACTGACAACTTCGTTGCTGGTAACAACGCAGGGGCTAACCTCACCACAGGCTCTAACAACGTAGCTATTGGTAATGGCGCAATGGATGCGTCTACTATTGGTAGTGTCAATGTTGCTATTGGCCGGAATACTATGGGTCTTGGTGCGGCCACCGATGATGCTGGATACAACGTCGCTATCGGAGATTCCGCAGGGTATAATATTACCTCTGCCACAGATAGCGTCCTCATTGGTTTTCAGGCAGGTTATACCGTGCAAGGCCAAAGCAACAATATCGGCATAGGCTGGCGGGCCGCAAGAAACTCTCGGGGAATTAGAAACATTGGCATCGGCCAAGGTTCCTTGCAAGGGGACTATACATCCCTTTTGACCGGGAGAGATAATATTGGCCTCGGTTATTACACTGGCGCCAACCTCACTACGGGCGGAAGTAATTTTCTTGTTGGTTACGGCTCAGGTCTTAACCTCACCACAGGCTCTAACAACGTAGCTATCGGTGAGTCCGCTGGTAATACGTTGACGACAGGTGGGAACAACATTGTTCTTGGCCATGGCGCAGACGCATCCTCCGCCACAGTCTCCAACGAGATTACTCTAGGCAACACAAGCATTGATCGCTTCCGTATTCCGGGACTTCAATCAGGTGCGTCTGATGGCGATGTGATGACGTATGATGCCACGAGTGGCACTATCGGGTTGTCTGCCCCTGCGGGCGGTGGAACCACTACAGCCGTTGCGTCAGGCTCTCTGACAAATGGCGACCCAGTAATCATCAACTCTGATGGCACTGTGAGTGTTGCAGGCACTACCACTGTGTCCGAGTCGGCAGGCTCACCTACAATTTTGTCCAACTGGACGGATGGTTACGTTTCTGCTGTTTACGATGCTAACGCACAAAAAGTTGTTGTCGTATATCAAGATAGAGACAATTCGTCCTATGGGACTGCCGCAGTTGGCACAGTAAGTGGGACATCCATTAGCTTTGGCACTCCTGTTGTGTTCGAGAGCGCAAACACCATTTATATAGCCGCAACTTATGACTCTGACACTCAGCAAGTTGTTATTGCGTATCGTGACATCGGGAACTCGTCCTATGGGACAGCCATTGTTGGCGCTGTGAGCGGGACATCTATTTCTTTTGGAAGCCCATCAGTGTTTTTAACTTCGACACTTGGCGGCATAGGTATCACCTACGACAGCGCAAACCAAAAGATTGTTGCTATATACAACGATCAGGACAATTCAAATCATGGCATATCTGTTGTTGGAACCGTAAGTGGGACATCCATTAGCTTTGGAACGCCCGTCACTTTCACGACAAATAACACGGGCTTTAATATTCGTGGCAACAGTGCGGCGTATGATCCCAACAGTGGCAAGATCGTTGCAATATACAGAGATGGCTCAAATAGTTCCTACCCGACTGCTGTTGTTGGTACAGTAAGCGGGACATCTATCAGCTTTGGAACTCCTGTTGTTATTGAGTCTGTTGGGACGCAGGTCAGATATGATTTGGCGTATCACGAAGCAAATCAAACTTTATTGGCTTGCTATGTGCTTTCTGGAAGTCCCTTTAACCTGAAGGCGGCAATCGGAACTGTAAGCGGGACATCTATTTCTTTTGGAACGCCCACAAGCGTAACCTCTGGCGAAACGAGAGCAAATAGCGTCTCTTATGACTCAGCCGCCGAAAAGATGGTTTTTGTTTACAATGATGGCTCCATATACGCTCAGTCAGCTTCGGTCAGTGGAAACACAATTACATTAGACACTCGCCTTCAGATTGATGGGTCTTCATTCTCGCAGGGGTCTTCATCAACGTATGACGCAAATGCACAAAAAGTGGTTGCAGTTTACGATGATCCGTCTGATGACGTTGCTGTTGTGGCATACCAACCTGCGTATTCATC